GGTTGTGTGCAGTTGGCTAATGCTTATATCAATCAGGATGATTTAACGGGTATGCATTGGTGGAGCGTGATGTCTATCCCGCAGTTCACCGAGCAACGCCAGGAAGCGGTGCATAACCTCTCCTATCAGCACAGCAACTATTCAATCGAAGCCACCTTGCTTAAGGCCGAGCGCACCGACGGGCCGTATGCCTGCGCCAAGATAAGCGAGCATCGTCCGGAGCTCTGCACCGCCTGCCCTCATTACGGGAATATCACTTACCCTTTTTTGCTCGATAGGACCCCCCGCCCGGAGCAGGTCCACCCACTCAATGAAGACATTGCCCGCAGCGGCTTACCCCCCATAGTTTATCCGTATTTACCCGGCGCGCGGGCGGGTATTTATGTTAAACAATTTATCCCTAACAAAGACGGCGACGGTGGCTCCATGGCCATCAAACACGTCTACAATCATACCTTTTACGTGTCAGGGCGCTGCCTTGACCCGCACGAGGGAGAGCTGGTCCACATGAAACTGATACGCCCCCACGACGGTGTTAAGGACTTTTCCGCGCCGTTATCCGAGATTACCGCCAAGGAGAAATGCAGGGAGCACTTCTCCAAACAAGGCATGGCCGCAGATGCGTTTAAAATGAAGATGCTGATGGAATACACCACCGAGTTTTGCAGTTACTTACAAGAGATCGACAAAGCCGACAATATCCGTGTCCAGTTCGGTTGGCATGACAATGACACCTGCTTCATTGTCGGCAACCGGGAGATTCGCAAAGACGGCATCTATTACTCAATGCCCTCCAACGATACCCTGCAAGCCTCTGTCCAGTTTACCAAAGTCGGTACCTTGGCGGCATGGCAATCGGTCGCTCAGCGCTACGCAGGGCCTGATAATGAGGTACGGGCATTTGCCTTAATGATAGGCTTGGGCTGCCCGATGTTCAAATACTTGGGTCACGGCGGCGCTATCCTGCACTTGACCAACACACTATCGGGTGTCGGTAAGTCTGCCGCCCAAGGCTTGGCATTGAGCGCCTGGGGTCACCCCGACAAGGGCATGAGTCTGATGAAAGACACCCTGAACATGCGTCTGCATCGCCTGGGTGTGATGAACAATGTGGTGTTCTGCATGGATGAAATCACCCAGATGACCGCCGAAGAAGTCGGTACCCTGGCGTACTCGATTAGCCAAGGCCGAGGCAAAGGCCGCATGGAGGCGTCGGCCAACCGTGAGCGGGCCAATAACACCACCTGGAGCGTGCCGTGCATTACCTCGGGCAACGCCAATATCCATGACGTCTTAAAAGCCAACAGCATGAACTCCGATGGCGAGGTCATGCGGGTGCTGGAGATGCGCGTCGAGCCCATCACCGGCATCACCAAGGAAGAGTCTGACCGACTGTTTATTGATGTCCTGCAGAACAACTACGGGCATGCGGGGGAAATCATTGTCCAGTATATCCTCAACCATCGGGAGGAGTGCTTCACGCGTCTGAAGGCCATCCAGAAAGAGTTTGATTTGGCCATGGGCTACCTTAACCCCGAGCGCTATTATTCATTGCTCACAACCACAGCCTTATGGGGTGGGGAGATTGGCAACATGCTCGGCCTGATTGATATCCCGCTGGCGCCTATTGTAGATTACTTGATGAAACAAAACACAGACACCCGTAGCGAGGTGCGTACGCCTGAGCAAATATCGGGTAATACCATCGGGACATTTATCAACGAGCACGCCGGCAATCATACCTTGGTGATTGACATGCGCCCGTCGAATATCCCCGGTGACCTACGCCCGGCGGTACAAATGCCGCGTGGCGAGCTGATGATACGCATTGAAACCGATACCAAAATGATTTATATCACCACTACCAGCCTGCGCAGTTGGTGCAGCAAGAAGCGGGTGTCGTTCAATGACACCGTCGAGGAGCTCAAGACCAAAGGTGCTTTGATAACCACCGGTCAAGTGAAGATGGCCGAAGGCACGCAGACATCATCGCCCGCAGTACGGGCGCTTATTTTAGACAAGACAATTTTAGATGAGATGGGGTTATAAAAACTATGTGTAATTGCGCAGAAGAAATTAATGTCAAATTAGCCGATATGAATTTACGCTTGGTCGGCGCGTTTATTCTTTCAAAAGACATGGAGTTAACCTATAAGTTGTGTGTCGCTACAGAAAAGATTGACACTAAAATCCGTAAAAATCCGCCCTCTGTAACGGTTACTTTTTGCCCGTTTTGTGGGGAGAAGCAATGACCACCATCACCCGCAAAGAGATGGCCGAGCTGGCCGGTATTACTCTGGAAGCCGTAGCGTCCTACGCACGCGGCAAGCACAGTAGGCTCCCCAAAATACACCATCGTGTCAAGAACACGTTTTACTATGATAAAGTCGAGGCCGAGAACTGGGCGGCGAATTATCGGGAGATGGTGCAGGCCAAAGCCGAAGGGACGTTTCAATCCAAACCCGAAGGCCTGCCGATGCCGTTCCAACTGTCTATTGACCAAAGAATTGACTATAGATTACGGCTTATGAAAGCCCGACACAATAAACCACAAACTATCAAAGTAGAAGTAAAGGAGCTAAATATATGGGCGTTATCCCGAAATTAGAAGACCTATGGAGTCGTATCGAAAATCAAATGCATGAAGATGGCTTTTCAGATATGTCCGTTACCGCCGCAAAAGTTGGTTTCTATAAAGGGTTTATCCTATCATTGGAGACACAGAAGGAACTGCGCATGTGCCTATCGTCGTTTGAAATGGACAGGGTCATCCATGATTGGGACGTAGAAGCCTACCATGCCCTTGTTTAACCCGACAGAGTATCAAGGTTTGAGGCTCAAACTAGCGTGGGATGAATTGGAGATTGGCTTCTCATTTTTCATCCCGTGCTTAGACACGGAGACAATGCTCCGCACCATCTATACCGAAGCGGAGCGTAGGGGATATAAGCTTATCCACGAAGAACGTACAGAAAATGGTATGGCTGGCGTCCGTTGGTGGAGGGTTCCTCTTACGGACGATACACCCGATTATACGTCCTAGAGGCGCTCTCGGTAATCCGCTTTATCTGTGCATCAATGCGTTCGAGGCGCGCACGCTTAGCTTCTGGCGATATTCTATCATTCGGCGTCGCCATGATTTTGTCCTTTTGCGCTGTTAGATCGTGTATTTTTGCTGTTTTTTGGTTTACTTCTCGTTGCACGCTGTCAGATAACAACCGGCGGTTATCCGCACGCCCCAAGGCCAGATTGGCCTCCCGCCGCTTAAATTCCCGCGCTTCTTTGGTCTTGCCCAATGCCTCGAAGCGATTCACACTGGCCTTAGCTTCCCGCGCCGCGCCTCCCAAGGTATAGAAATCATCCACCCCCTGCGTCATCCGGTCGTTACGCAGCGGCATGCCCGGAATGTCTTTCGCTGATTTACCGTAACCGATATTAAACTGGTCTTCACGCGTGGCCGTATACGGAATATCCAAGCCGGCCCGTAGCGCCATGTCGGTCACCATCATGGTCGTTGCCCCTGCATAGCCAAAATAGCCCTTAATAAAATGGTCGACCAAAAACGGTGACAGGCCGGCATGACCTAATAGTTTAGCCAGCTCTGAGGTCTTCTCGTTGTACTGCAGTTCCGGCGTCCCCGATAAATGCTTGTAGCGCTCGGGGATAATCGGGCGGTTGGTGTGGAAATCAATACCCGTGATATTCTCCAAGACCGGCTTGATAACTGTCGGCCCCATCGGTGCCCCGGCTAATATGCGCACTGTCGTATCCAACATAGCTTGACGGGTCTGATACGGGTTCTCACTACCCTTATCCATCAGATATCGGTACACATGGTTCATGGCAATAAACGACAGTGAGAATACGTCCGCCCGCACCGTCATCGCATAGTCTGATTTAGAGCCGAACGGGTAGATATGGGTGTCGCGCTCCTGGATATCTTTCTTCTTGAACTCGTCGTCATCCCCCAACATCATGTTGTATAAAAAGGTAAACGTTGCCACTTGTGCCGAGGTGGCTGCCAAGCGCATCAGCGCTTCTTTGCGGGCAACGGGCGAGATGCCGCGCCCCGAGATGATATTGAGCTGGGTGCGGGTTGCCTGTAAATACGCCCCTAAAAACGGCGTCACTTGCATGAACGCACTTAAGGTCGCATTGGCACCCCGCTTCCTGAAGTTAATCACTTCAAACGCTCTTTGTTGGGCTATCATCTGCGCATTGGGTTGGCCTTTCATCTCTTTCATGGTACGCACATAGATGCCTTGACGGATGGCATTATCACCGACATTGGCGAAGTGCTCCAGTGCCCTATGCAGTGCCGCAAACGGACCTTTCTTAGCACGGCCATGCATGGCTAACTCGTGAATATGCTCGGTCGCCATACTGACGGTATCTTTCTGTCCGACAATGCCGATGCCTTTTAAGTGCTCATGCGCATCGGTCGTGCCTTTCAACGTACCGGTCCACTCCTTGGCGATATCAATTAATAGCGCACCGGGGTTTTTGACCCCTGACGAGAACATCGCCGAGTAAGCGTCTTGCGGTAATTGATTTATCGTAAACAACGGGTCCAGTACGATGGCATTGCGCAGTCGGTTAGCGAACTTGGCGGCCATGGTTAAGGTAGGCAGGGCTACGGTATTGACGCCGTTAAACGCCGAGGTTAACAAAGGGTCTTCATACTCCCAATACTCCTCACGCCCGTGCCGATAGACTTTAATGCCGCCGTTCTTGGTATTGGCCGCCGGCTTAACGGCACCGGGGTAAAAGTGCTTGGCGACAACCTCTTGGAGCTCCAGATTCTTGGCGTTCTTCACGCCTTTTACAAAGCTGTTGAGAATCCACTTCTCCATGTTCTCAACCATGTCTTTGACTTCCCGTTCGGAGCCTTTGATGGCATGCTCCTTTTGATTTGCCATTAAGCTCCGACCCCGTCCGCCCGCCATATAGCCATAAAATGCATCCGGGTCTTTCGCATCCATGAGCCGGTTGAACGGCACATACATCGTCGCGTCCATATAGGCTTTGGCCTGCTTCTCAGAATAGCGGCCCGTATCGACCAGGAACTTGACCATATAAGCCCGTACCCCATGCCACTCTTTCAGTGCCTCGGCGTACTCGGGATGGTCGGCCAAGACTTTAAGCGCCGTGGCAATCTGGTCATCCGTCATGTGCTCTACATCCGCACGCCGCAAGATATTGGCGAACTTACGCTCAGCCATGGCTTTAACCTTAGGGTCGGTAGCCATATCAATGGCTTTCCGATAGGTCGCCGCCTGCTCACGGAACTCTTTGATACGCAGTGCTGAGGCAATATCGGTGAAAATGCCACTGACCGTCTCAAACGGCTTGCCTTGCTTCTTGGCATGCTTGGCCAGGATATCTTTCATCTTGGTGATGGAGAACTGCCCGGCCTTGGCCTCCCACTGCATCGTGTTTGGGTTGTAGTGCAACTCGCCTTGGATAGCGCCTTGGGCTGCCAGTGAATTGACATACACGGTCTGGCCTTGGAACGCCTGCGCCATAATCTTCTGTACCTCCGGCGTCGCCAAGCCCATCGCTTCCAAACGCGGCCGCAGTTGGTTATACAATCCCGAGCTGTAGTCGAACAGTTCGTTCTCTATCTTGAGCACGGTGCGTTTTAGATTGGTCGAACGCGAGGGAATAGGCTTAGGTGGATTGGCTTTTAGGTGCTTCTCCCGCGCCGCTGCAAGCCGCTCCGCTTTTGCTGTTACGGCGGCTTCTTCAGACGAGGACAGCGCGTACGCTGTGTCAGCCCGTGAACCTGCATATTTCAACGCCGACACCGCTAATTGCCGTGCGTCAGCCTCGGTGAACTTACTGCCAATGCCCAGATTAGCCCGCGCCCAATTACGGACGGCTGATATCAATCGGCGAACCAATGAGTGCTTGGGTGCGTGCTCAACCAGATGGGCTAAGGCTTCTTCGGGAATCAAATGGCTTGGAGTGGACTTCGGTACCGCTTCACGCGCAGCGATAAACGCCGGGTCTTGACTGTTCATCGCTTCGGCTTTGTACTGCTCCCAGAGCTTGGGCCCGACCAGTTTGGCCATCCCGGCGTGTACGCCCGCTTCATGGAGCATCACGCTCTCAATAGTATTAGGCGTGAGTCGATTTGCTATGAAATGAGAAACGCCTGCTGCATCGACCATACCCTTCACATTGGGCGGATGGTTCTCGCCGGGGAGCGTCGCTTGGGTATCATGGAACACCGCCTTGCCGCTGGCTATCATAGCCTTGAGTTCTTTGGGCAAATGGCGCTCTAATGACTTAGCTGTGTGTTGGGTCTCGGGCTCGGTGGACAAAGCAAAGGACTCAGGCTGGAACGCCTTACCAGTCTCCTGCAGCTTAGCCCACGCTTCATTCCGCTTGGCGTCTGCTTCAGGGCTTGGGTTATCTTCTGCCTCATTCTTTGCCCGAGTCCCTTCCTGATGGGCTTTGGCGACATCAGAGAAGGTTGGCTTTGGCGCGGCTTCTGAGGACGGGGGTATAGTCCCCAATACAGAACTTGCCTTTGGAGCAGATTGTGGTGTGGGAGCAACTTGGGCAATAGGCACTTCGGTTTCCTGCGCTGTCGCCGTAGTGTCCGGTGGCGGCTCCTGGGTCTCGGTAGTAACTGGAGTTTCTTCCGGTTTGGTTGTCGTTGTTTCGCTTTCCGGTGTCCATGGCTCGTTTTTACCTCGTAAAGTGGGTTCGGGAATTTCTTGGCTCTTTAATACCTGTTCCGCTGCATTGATATGGGAATCAAACTCTTCGTAGTCGAAATCATCCGGTGCGTGTTCATCGACCGCAGCTTTTGCCGCGTCAATGCCTTCTTGCGTGGTCAGGTCGGCGTCCATTAATGATTTGAACAATTTGGATTTGGGCGCAACGCCGAAATCCTCGACGCGAGCGGCTTTTTTCTTGGCGTTGTTCTCTTCGTCGACGGCTTTGGCTTGCTTAGTCTGCGCGGCTAAGTCGGGTGGTGTGGTCTCGGTATCACCCGACTGTGGCGTAGCGGGTGTAGCGGGCGTACTGACACCGCCGGCAGCGCCGGGTATCAAAGCCCCGAAGAACCCTGAGGCGCCGGCCTCTTTAGCTTCTTGTCCTGCTTCCGGTCCGGTGATGGGCAGCCCTGCTTGCGCCCGCTCTAATTCCGATTGTGTCGCGCCGACGCCGGCTTCCAAGGTACCTGACTTAACGGCATGTGTGCCTATACGGGTGAGGAGGTTCTTTTTAACCTCTTGCTCAACACTATCCCTAAACACGGCTTTGGCTTTCTTGCCTAAGCCTAGTGTAAAGCGGTCGGTGACGGCATCCAAAAAACCTGCGGGAATCGAGGCGGCCAAAGCATCTCCAGAAGATAAATCCTCCGCTTTGGATTTCTCCAATGCTTGCCGATGCATCATATCGCCGAACTGCTGCACAATATAAGCCCCTACTGTAACGGGGAGCGCCAATAATGGATTAACGGCGCCTGCGGCCAAGCCCATACCTAATGCCGGTGCCATGCCCGGTACAGACTCAGCGGTCTTCTCCATAGCAAAGCCCGGTAACTCTTTAGCGGCTGCCAAAGCACCGTCTTTGGAATAGATATCCTGAATATTTTGAAACGTCTGCGACGCTCTACCCGATTGTGGCTCTTGTGATTTGGACTTGATGCCCTCCATCTGTGCTTGTGCTTCGGGGCCATTGCCCAAGGCCGAGCTTATGCCTAACCCGATGCCCTGCGTTGACTCTTTAAGCCCTTCCCAGCCCCGACTGAGCGCCGAACTAAAGCGTCCGGGTTGCTCGCCTTGCGGATTGTCTTGAATTTGCTGCAGCTCGTTAATGCGCTCAAACTTGGCTTTAAGCTCAGGCGTCAACGGTGCTTCCTCGACATCTGCCAAGTCCTCTAGCGTAGGTATGGCTTTTCGCGGTGGCGGTGCTTCGCCCGACTGAATGCGCTTGAACTTGGCAATCAGCTCCGGCGTTAACGGCGCTTCTTCAACGTCGGCTAAATCGTCCAACGTAGGTAGTCCGGTTGGCTGGGCTTGGGGTTGCGCACCGGCTAGCTGCAAGAACTGCAGGCCTTTGCCGACATAGTTCCGGGTCTCTCTATAAGGCGGCACGCCGCCATGCTTTTGGACAGCACCGGGGCCGGCATTATAGGCCGCCAGTGTCAGTGCCGGGTCACCGCCATGGGTATCATAGAGTGCATCAAGGTATTCATGCCCTACCCGCTCGCGCTCAGCAACCGAGTTATTACGAATGGGCGTGATACCGTAACCAGGCGACCGCGCCGTCGCGTCCATGACCTGCATCGGCCCACGTGCACCTTTACCTGACACGGCATTAGCCTTGCCTCGGGACTCCATCCACTCGACGGTTTTGTGAAGCTCTTTAGGCGCAGCCATCTTAGGTTCCTTGGTTGAATTTCAAAAACGCCTTGACTTCGGGAGGGCTTAGTTTGGTGCCATGGAAATCATAACCTCCACCCCCGCTGGTGCTCCCCCCGCCTTGCTTCATCTGCTCCATCACGCCATTGAGCGCCTCTTCTGATTTACTCTTATACTCGGCGACGTCCTGCTTTTTAAGCACCATCTTTCTGTTGATTTGTTCTGTGCTTAATTTAGAAGTATCCTCACCCGCCAGTACAATGGTAGGGTCATCACTTTGGAGTATGGCGTCGGCGTTCTTTATTTGTGCGTTATACTGCCCCATTAGATTATCGAGATTGGTGTTCTTGGCGCTGTTCGGACTATTCGTCATCTGCGCCGTTGTAAACTTGGTCATATTATCGGCGTAGTTACGGTTATTCTGATTGAACTGCTCCATCTCTGACTCAGCAAATTTAGCATCAGCAGCGGCTTTGAGCCTTTTATCAGACCTAAGTGTTTCTGCCGCTTTCTCACGTTCAGCAGCGGCTTTCTCGGTATCACCTTTATGCTCTAAATGGTCAGCCCAATCAATCTGGAACTGCGCCTCGGATAGGGTGCGGGACAATTTCTCCTGGTCATCTTTATCTTTCAAGAAGCCCGGCATGGTTTCGGTTAATGCTTTAAGCCCTGCAGAGATGACCGGTCCTGGTGTCGAGCCCCAATGCGCGAAGAAGTCCGCCATGCGCAAGTTGAACTGGCGCTTGGACTCGTCGGCGGTATTGGCGCGTTGCCCCATGATTTCTTGACGACGTTGCAGTAACGCTTCCGGTGTCTCATACGGTGTGTCTTGCAGATTATTAAGTTTCGCTTGGTCTTCGGCAATCATCGGGTCAAACGGACTGCCGGCGGCTTGTGGAGCGGCCTGCGGGATACCTTGATTAAGTGGTGGTGCCTCTTGCCAATTACCTTCTCCTCCGCCTGCACCCGTGGGTGTCATGGAGCCTTGTAGCTGCGGGATACCTGCGGGTGCAGGCTCGGCTTGTAATGGCTGTGGTACATTTAACGTCGGCTGCTCTGTGGGTGCAGCTTGTACCGAGTCTATACCGCCCGAGAACGCACCTTTGATAGCTTCCCATGCACCGGCGACATCCATCTTGCCGACGACATCACGGACCGGCTTTTTCAAATTCTCCATAATAGAATCAGAGCCGCCGCTGTCCAGCACTTGCTTGGCCTGCACATCGCCGTTCTCGGCGCGGACGGCCAGATACTTGTCCATATCAGATTTTTCAGAAGCGCCCTCAGCAATACCAACCAAAGCACCGGCTGCACCCAAGCCCTTGCCTAACGTAGAGGCGACTTTGCCCAAGCCTTTCTTAACGGCTTGACCGGAGATACTTTGGCCTTCTTCTGTCCAGGAGCTAGGGGGCTTAACGGCCTCTATCCCTGGCGTTGGCTTAGGTGCGGCTGCCGTCTCTTGTGCCAGTAGCTGCTCTCTTGCTTGGCCTGCGTTCATCGGTTGACGGGGCTGACCGGCACGGGCATTTTTAGCGGCATCTATGCGTGCCTGCTCACGTGCGGCACGGGCCGCCTCTATTTCAGGTTTGAGTTTAGTTAGCTGCTCTTTCATCGTGCCGCCCTGTGCAAACGCAACAATGCCGCCACCGGCCATGGTCTTTTCAGCCAATAGCTTTTTAGCCATCTGCCGCTCAATATCACTGGTGGTGGTCTGGATAATCTCTTGCAGTTGCTCGGGGTTCATCTGGTCTAAATCAGACTCTATAGCGCCCCCGACGTTATAACCGACAATGCCGCCCTCTTTCTTATAGGCGTTGTACATGCTGCCCATGGCACCGATACCACCGAATAGTTGCGACATCATGTTAGGTTGGGCTTGATAATTCTGTTGTGTCGAGCCAGTCTGAGCAACGGGAAAGCCGTGTATCAGACCGGACAGCCAGTTCATCTGGTCCATCGGGTAGGCTTGCGCCTTGTTGTAATTATTGGTAGCCGCGTCGATGACCTTCTGTTGCTGGTCTTGCTGCATGCTGCCGAACTGCGCTTGGGTGTTCAGGATATCGCGCTGGGCGCCGAGCTGGCCCGCACCAAGTGTGCCCAAGCCCATCCCTGCCTGGATGCCGGCGTTCATGCCCTGGATGCCGAACTGATAGCCTTGCATGCCTAAGTTGGCGCCGAACTGCTGCGCTTGCTGGGCATTCTGGAAGGCTTTCTCCGCGCCGGTGGACTGGATGCCGGTGATGGCCTGATTGCGATTGCGCTCGTTCTCCGCGCCCATGATGGCCTCACGACTACCCCCAAAGGCGCCATTGCGCGTTGCTGCGGCTTGCTGCTCTTGCCCGGTGATATCATATTGCCGGTTGGCTTGCCCGGTCTCGTAGTTCACGACATTGTTCATGTACGGTGACATGAAGCCTTTCAAGGCATTAGGGTCGGTCGCCATCTGGTTATATTGATTACCGGCATTGGCCGCCTGCATGCCGATACCCAGAGCGCCTGCGCCCGAGCCACCGACCATCTGGCTGCCTTGCTGGAACTGGCCGGGGACTTGTAGATTGCCTGCGCCCTGGATGGCTTGGTTCTGCAGGCCTGACAGCGGTGCGACATAGTCGTTGGGATTCGTGCTGTACGGCTGGTAGGACTGTAGACCGGAAACATTACCCTGCGCGTCACGCTGGTAGACTTGGCCTTGTGCACTCGACATCATCGTATTGAAATACGGCTGCATGAAGTCGGGGATTGAGTTTGTATTGATGGTTTGGGTGGTATTGGTGGGGGTCTTCGGCGCACTGGAGCCCATGAGATTTGTCCTGATACAAAGTTATGTGCACGCCAAGGCGGCGTGAGTGGGTCTACATTTGTATCAGCAGTGCTGATTTTGATAGCAAGGGCGGAACCCCGCCCTTGCTTAATGCTACCTAGGTAGCATTTAAAACATTTTACTACTTAACTAACTTAAGCGCGCTCTTGGCAGAATTGTCCTCTATTCGCTTTGGTTGGTATTTATCATAGAGTATTGTTTTTACTTTGGCATTATCTTCAAGCACTTCATATAGCTTGAGGTAATCATCCAGTACCCTTCCGCGTACCTCTATCATATCGTCAGACATCTCATCTTTCTTAAGCATCTTAGGGAAGCCAAACAGATTGCTCACAGCCTTGTTTACTACCGTATTAGCTTTGATGTAACTTAGCTCCTCTTTACTCAAATCATCTGGCAAAAGACGACTCAATGCTTCCATAGCTTCGAGTTGATGCTTCTTCGTCCCCGTGCGTAACTGGACTATCCTTAGTTGGTCTTCGAGATACTGCCACCTATCTACCAGCCGCGCCGTAAATGCGGGGGACATTTGTGCAACGAGTATATACGTATCACGCTTTGGGATTCGGTACGCTTTGACCATAACCCCTTGATTGTTCTTAGTTTCCTCCAATGGAGGAAGCCCAATTATACTGCTTTGGACAAGCCTATATACGGACCGTTTTACATTATCATGTCGACAGCCCAATAACTCTGCAATTTCCAGAGATGTCATCGAATCTATTTTTAATAGTGACAGCATTACATTACTCATCTTAGTTTCCTATTTTTCATTTAAGGGGTGCCCTTCTCCGCACACCGGGCCAGTGTTGAAAAACCTGAATTATAAGGCTGCGAAAACTTATTATATCTCAATCTCGAAAACGTCTGCCACCTTCTTATACCCGAAATCATTCGTCAATAACTTCTTACTCCAGCCAAACCGGGCTTGGGCTTCGATGCCGTCGTACTGCATCCCCTTAGCATAGAACCGTAATAGATTGAGTAACGGTACACCCCACGGCTCCATGGGCTCAACGCCACCAACAAAGGCAACATTGAGTAGTATCTTGCGCGGGTAAATCACCGGATTAACCACCGCCGCGCCGAGTATGGCGCCTTCTTCATAAACCACAAACAAGTGGTACTCGTACTGCGTCAGTAAATCATGGATGTCTTCTACTGCGTACCGACCCAAAGATTTGTCTGCCGCTTTACTAAGGTGTGGCTCAACTTGCTCCCAGAATAGCGGCAGCATAGCCAACGGGACTAGGGAGGCTTCAGGCATTATAGTGCTTGCCGGCTCTAAAGTCCGCTAGCGTCATACCTTGGGTTCGCTGAAAATGACAATATTCGCGGAACTTTGGCCAATCGCCTGCCCATTCCAAGCCTAATGATTTGCCAATATCACCGCAGCGTCGGAATAGAGCAATACTGTTCCACTGCGCTTTGCCATTGACGATAGGGACGATATCGAATGCAACCCCAAAGTTGTGGAACGAATAGCCACCGCGTGCGTTGGTTACAATGGCGCCGGGCTTAGTACGCCCTTGTGCATACAGTGCGTCTTGCTCCTGTATCGAGCGATATGTGCTGGTGATGAGAATCTCAATGCCTTGTTCTTTACACTTTGCTACAAACTTACGACACAAGCTAGCCACTTCGGGGTGTAAATCATTGATGTCCCGGCTGCTCATGCTGGCAATGCCCGGTATGCTTTACATTTATGTTGCTTATACTTTACCATTTATTAGCCTTTCTAAAATTTAATAGGGCGGGGATAACCTGTAAATTCATAGGCACGTGGAGCCCCGATACTTTCCTACCTTGTAGTGGGATGATGTGGTCTACATTCCATTGTATCCCAGTTAGGCGGGTTCGTAATTCTGAAAGTATGTATATCTCTTCCATTAACCATATATCAGTGGGGGATAGCCAAGAAGGGGTACGATGCATCTTCGCAATTTTCCGTTTCATACCTATCGCTTGAACTTTACCGGGGTTATTCTTCGTCCACCTTGTCTTACAAAACCTAGTGTTAGGATGGTCGGGATTTTCTTGCCTCCACTTAACCGAACGAGCTATAGCTTTTTCTAACCGAACTTTGCGCTGCTCTGAGGTTTCTACTGTTCGCGCCAACCTAGCTCTTTCTGCTATTAGGGGTAGTTTATGTGCATTCTCTCGTACCTTGCGTGCGTTATAGGCTTCCCTATTAGCCGCAACCCGCGCATTTTCCTTTAATCGAGCACACTCCACACAGCCCCCACTAGCAGAATACCGCAAACTATGTCCTCTATTACAAGGTACATCAGGGATATAATAAAGCCCCTCTCCTTGATACGCTTCTTTGACCCTCGCCGCACGGTCTTTATCATGTTTTGATTTACATCCAACACAATATCCTGTTGCTGCATACCTAAGGTTATGCCCCCTTAAGCACGGTCTGCCCGGAATATAGTGGCTTTCCCCCTTCTCTTTAGCCGCTTGCCTGTTAAGTGTAGAGATTTTCTTTGCGCTTAATTTCATTTTAATGCCTCATTAAAATATGCCTGGATTAAATGTGGCGAGCGTCAGGCTAACGCTGTTCGACCGCTAAGTCTAGCCACACACGAATTATACTACACAGGGAGCGCCTTGTATGCCTTAATGTCTCTGGCGATATTGCCGCGACCTATTGATTTTTTACGGCTGCGTTGGATATCATTCACCATCTTGTCAAGGCGTTTAGCCCCGGCATCACTGGACCCATTCCCAAGAGCTGAGACCGCATTTGCCGGTATGATAAACTCACCACTTGCAATAGCCGCCGGACGACGCCCATCAATAATGGCTTCTATACCGTCTGAGACCCCGTCCCCCTCACCGGACACCATGCGTCCGCGCGCGTAGCCATCGCCATGCCCCTCAACCATGCGTCCGCGTGCATAACCGGCTATGCCTTGTTGCTGTGGGGGTGCCTGTGGCAACGGCTGCGCTTGCAACGGCGCCATAGCTTGTGCCTGAGGCGGGGGTGCTTGCTGAGTCTGTGCCTGCTGCGCTTGTTGTAAACCCGCCGCATAGAATTTATTGACCGGCCCGCCTTCGGCATAGCCTAGCTTGGGCTTATAGGCCGTGGGTCGTGACGGCTGGTAGTTGGGGGATATGCCCCACGCTGACGTTGGTTGCTGCGGTTGGGGGGTAGTATCATACCCTCCCCCATTATTTTGGGTAAGGGCATTAATACCTTGTCCGACGAAGCCAATCGCCTGCAACGGGTTCTCGCCAGCCCAGTTCATAACTTTATCAGGCATGCCTTTTAGACCGGTAGTAAAG